GCTCTCGGTCAGCTTGTCCAGCAGCTCATCAAGCGCCTCATCGCTCCACACGGTCTTCTTTCTGACCTGCTGCATAGCTGGGTTCTCCACTTTGCGAACGACAGAGCGGAAATCTTTGAACTCGTCTTCATCATCCAACATATTGGACACGAAGTTGCTCATAGATGAAATGGCAGACTTCAACCTGCGCACACGGGCGGGAGAATTACCATTCTCATTGATAAGCCAACTCTGATAGGAGGCATAATCCCGCTTCGTAATCTTTGGGAAAAACTTGTTATTATTGTGGGTGAGGTTCCACACCCAGAAAATATCGATATCGTTATCATACCCGGCAATCGTCTTGGGGCTACGCTGAACAGACCTCAAATAATCTAAGAAGTCATGTTTCAGTCTCATATTGTCCGGGTTGACCTGGCTCAAAAGCTCAGGGCTTGTGATATCATTCTGTTTTGTTTTTCTTGGCATCAAAGCCACCTCGCTTTCTTTATGTATTCTTGTATTCCTAAACCGTAAATGCTATAATGCAAATACAATCAACAACTTTTCCAAATGAGGAGGTCACATTAGTGAAACGACTAATTGCTATGCTGTGTATTCTCGCCGTTGTATTCACCCTGTCTGCTTGTTCTGCAACCTGTAAATATGAAGTTGCAAATGGAATGTGTGGAGAAAAGGTGGATTCAGGCGACTACTGTGCAAAACATCGCTGCAATCTGTGCGAGAACTCTATTACATCTGGGTCATCTTATTGTGATGAACATAGGTGCCAATTCGACATAGGTTATGGCAGATGCTCCAGAGGAATTGGAATCTCAAACCTCAAGGATGGCGAAATATATTGCAATACACATAAATCCATTGAGGACATAGATGAGTTCAAAGAAGCAAAGGACATTGCATCAACGTGGTGTAATACAATCGCCGCACAATCTGCCGGAACGCTTTTTTCTCCGTTCAGGTTCACTGACAACTTTTACGTTGGTGTTTCAACCTATAAATTTGAAGTTGAAGATGTTGATTACCCGCATCGGGATGGATATGTCATCGTAAAACGAAACTCAGATGGTGAGCTTGAATGTAAAGGAATGGAATACAACTAATGTAGTAAGGCCGCATTCAAGCGGCCTTACTTTTTTGGCGACTATAGCCGGACTCGAACCGGCGACCTCCAACGTGACAGGCTGGCGTTCTAACCAACTGAACTATATAGCCATGTGGTTGCGGGGAGGGGATTTGAACCCCTGACCTACGGCTTATGGGGCCGCTGAGCTAACCGCTGCTCTACCCCGCAGTATTGGTGGGAGAGGTTGGATTTGAACCAACGCAGCCCGAAGGCGCCTGATTTACAGTCAGGTGTAATTGACCACTCTACCACTCTCCCATAGTGGTGATGCGTATGGGGCTTGAACCCATAAATTCCGCCTTGAAAGGGCGGTGACTCTACCAATTCGTCCAACGCACCATTGGTACTCCCAACGAGACTCGAACTCGTATTACCGGCTTGAGAGGCCAGCCTCCTATTCCGTTTAGAGGATGGGAGCAAATTGGCTCCTCCTGCTGGACTCGAACCAGCGACATCTTGATTAACGGTCAAGCGCTCTACCAACTGAGCTAAAGAGGAATATAAAAGGGTCGCCCCATGTAGAGGCGACCCGTGTGGGTTTCTCTAATTCAGACCTACGTTATACGAACAGCGCACGCCGCTCTCGTCGCATACGCAGACCATCTGTTCTGGCCTACCGTAGATGCGCTTCTGGACACAGTAGTCATCCATGCCGAGAAAACTGCCAGCCATGATAGTCCTGATGCCTTGCACATCATCTATCTTGCAATGATGAAGGTGACCAGACAGAACCGCATATAACGGTTTGCGTGCCATAGTTTGCAGCGCCTGTACTTTACTGGCAGAACCGTCGAAATCTCCATGGACACCGCAGTAGGTCTTACCACGCACATCGATGAGGTACATCGTTTCGTCTACCTTTTCGCCACCACCAATGATGACGTTATCGAAATTTTGAAGACGGGCTGACAGATACCACTCAACAAGGTCATCCAGCCGTTCACTGACTAACGCATTGTCTTTATTCGGGTCAATGCGGCTGTGGTTGCCCGCGACACTGACAAAGGTAACCGTGGCAAAATGTTTACTCAGTTCTGCGATGAACTCAGCAATCAATTCGGACACGCCTTTGACCTGTTCGATGACGTTCTCCTTGTTAGTCACTGTGATAGACTTATGGATGTTGCCGGAAATCTCATCACCATTTGCCCAGACAATACAGTTCTCGCTGCTATGCGTCCGCGCAATCTGGATAATGCGGTCAAGATACTGGCGCATCATATCTCGGCAAATGTCGGAGTTATATGTATTCCAGTAATTGTTCACTGTTGCACCATAATGAATGTCGTTCAGGCTGACCAACAGGTCATTGTCCGATGGCGTGATTTCATGATACTCATAATCCAGCCGTGGGAGATTCCCTGACTGGACTGCATCGACCAGAATCTCGTTCAGTTCCTCCTGACGGGAGCGCTCCCGAACCAGCTTGTTGAATGCGTTGCGTTGGTCGAAGAACTTCTGACGTTCCACCTGGAGCTCGATTTTCTTTCGGTCAAACTCTGACAGCATATCTGCGGAGCGGATGGCAGCCTCGCCCTCACGCTCGATGGCATCAATGATGGCCTTCATGCCGTACATTCTCTTGCGAACTTCGCTGGAATTGAAGCAGTTGCCCTCACCGAACAGACGCTCGCTAAGCTCTGCGTAGTCATCATCAATGGTGCGGTCAACCAGCTTACCAATCACGATGTCACGCATTTCTTTGTAGCTCGCTGTACTGGTAATGGCTTACACTCCCTTTCGTTTACCCTTCGGAGCATCCTGGCCACGCATAGCCCTCAGCATACGCATAGCGCCGCCAGCTTCCTCCATGTAGTAGTGGTGTCTCTTGGAATCCTGCCGCATTGTGCGAGCGATATGTACCTTTGGGAACTTCGCTCGAATAGCCTGTTTCTCTGCTGCTGTAATTGCAATCACTTTTCAATCATCCTTTATTTCAAAATTTTTGGTCTGCGACCAAATTATGTTGATATATTTTGTATCAATAAAGCACCCCATCAAATGGCCCTCAATCCCTTGTGTGACAAGGGATTGAGCATAGCCATTTTTGTCAACACGTTTGGTACAGCTCTGTCCGCAAAGCCCTTCTTCGCCGCATAACGGACTCGACTTTCTGCTTGGTGTGCAGTTCGACAGCACAGCTTGGACAATACTTCTGCCGCCGTCCACGGGCCGGTTCCTGAATCTTCACGGTGATACCGCAGTTCGCGCACTCAAAGTACGCACCACCATAGTGTTTCAAATATTGATAGCCAAGGTTGCGGAAGTCCTGAATATGTATCGCCGTCTCTCCAGGCTCTATGAACATGACCTGGACATTCAGGTTATCAATCTTCTTGGAGAACCGAATGAGACCAGAGTTCCTGAGCTCAGCAAACATGGCACTCTGCCGCCGAATAGACGTATTGATGTTAGCCATCTGCATGACCTCTTTGTCCGAGCTGTTTGCCCAATGATTATTCTGCTCAGACACGGTGTCCCAATATTTCGCCACGCACAGGAGTGTAAACGCCAACCGCCGGATTTGCTTGCCGCCAAGAGCCTCGATACAAAGCAACTCCTTGTCAGTGATATCAACTCCATCAATCTGGATAAGTGGATATTTACCAGCGTTCTTGGCCACCTTGTCCAAAAGCTCCGCCCAATGAACCAAGGATACCTGCGGGTCACACTGCAACATAAAGGCATCCAGCAACTTGCGGATTTCCGTTTTGCTGTACCCGTTCTTCAGGTAATATTTGGCCACCCTGGTCAGTGTTTCAAGCGGCTTCTTGCCGAGGTCATGACTATCAATCATGTGTTCAGCCCACTCATACTCATTGAGGACTATGCTCATATCTCTCCTCCAATCATAGCTTGTTTTATGGCAAACCTATTGCCGCCAAATTGAACTTCACCATTGGGCTCCAAAGCAGGGTATGAGATGATGCCTCCGCTTCTGGAAAGCAGATTCTGGACAATTTCGTCTCCGCACATCTCCCATGCAAACCGCTTCGTCGAACTCTTCTGATAGCAGATATCCAGAACGATATCGCAGAGGACGAACCGGTTGGGACAGACCCTGGCGCACTCCTGCTCAAACTCAGCACGCATTTCCATCATTCGTGAGAACGTATCATACTCGTCTACACGCTCACAGTTGGCAAAGACAACATAGGTGGACAAGCGTTTGTTGTAGCTCTCATAGAGCTTGGTAATAGCGTTGAACTGAGAACGGCTGTACTCGGTGCCACTCTTCATGATGGTGTAGTCGAACTCTGTTTCAGCGTTGTGCCTGCCGACATATCCATCGAACTCCCGCTCGAACCGTCTGCAAATCTTGTTCATCACACAGTCATTGTTGCTGACCGGCATACGGGAACGGTAGTACCGCAGGAAATCGTTCTGCCTGTCGGTGCGCTTCTCCTCTGGAATATCCATCAGCTCGTCAACCGTCATGCCGAACTCACGCATGGCACTTTTGTTCGTGTTCTTTATGTATGTGTTGTACTGCTTCATCAATGCCGGATAAATGATGCGCATGAAGTAAGGCTTCTTGTCGGCGACAAGACTAAGGTAGTAACGTTTGGTGTCGGCATTCTCAATCGTGTTCACACTGTGGCGGTCGTGCCACTCCCTCGGCATCGGTTTAGCTATGATACCCTTGGCCTTGTCAATGGAGTTTTGTTGAAAGAGCTGTCCACACTTGATGCGATAGTCCAGCTCGACATACTCCCTGGAGCCCCTCTCATACTTCGCCTGAATGTCGAACATGGAGGTAATCCAGTTGGTTGTCTTTCCAATGTCGTCGCCAAAGCTATCGATGTTGGCCTGAATAGAATCGGCCTCATTCACGATTTTCTTCTGCGCCTTCCTTTGAACGCACATCAGAGCAGGGAGTTCCTTTAGTTTTCCGACCAACACTTCATTGTCAGTCAGCATAACGAGGTCACCATCCTTGTCCATGCCGTTAAGGGCATGAGCCGCAGTATCCCAGGAGTTGAACAGAGTACAGGTCTTCATGTACTGATACCAATGCGATGCTGTCTCACTCCGATGCGGATGGACAAGCCGAATATTGTTATGACAGGTCATTGGCGCACGGAAGCAAGCCAGCTTCTCGGCACCCTGTCTGCACCAATATTCATTGTAAATCTCACCGGCTTTCAACAGTCCAGTGACTTCCAAGCCAAAGATGTGCTGACAGAGAGAGTATGGGTCACCACACACGATAGAGTAGTTACCATGAACCTTGAGCACCCCCACCTTAGCCTCATTGATGCGGTTCTTAATCATCTGGTAAATACTACTCTGGACATAGGGGTCATCCAGCATCTTTGGCTCAATCATGATTGCCTTTGCGAAGTCATTGTCAAGCCGCTGCACATTCTCCTCGTTCAGGCCGACACCCTTCAAGAACAGAACAGTCTTAGCCGGGTCTGCGTATAGCACGTCCCGAATTTCATTCATGGTCGGAGCAATGAGCTTCTCGATGTCATCATCATCCAAATCATAGCTCTGGATAAACTGGTAGTTCAAAGTACGCTCACGTTCCAACTCACGGGGGCAAGTTTTGGTTACCCCAAAGGTGTAGTGGTTCTCAAGGCAGTTACGGACATAATCGTCGCAACTATCGTAAGAATCCCACAGCTTCAGCATAGAGGTAGTCAAAACCATCTCGACGTTTCTGACATCTACATCGTGACCCCACGCATCCTTCACGATATACTCTCCCGCCACGGTTCCAGCGAAGTCAACGAAGTCAAAAGTGAAAAGCATACCCTTCTCCCATGAGAATCGGGTGTTGACGCCGCTCACCATGTAGTCAAGCCCGAGCTCTTCACTCCACCGACTCGCCAATGATGGGAGCATGAGACCATACCCATCCGACTCATTAAGCTGAACCATTACCTGTTTACGTTCCTCCATAACAGGCTCTCCATCGAGTTCATCGTTAAGATAGATGATATCAGACAGGAACTCTGTCTCACAGTCACTCACAACCAGAATGCCATTCGGCATGGACATCGGCGTGGATGCGCTGCACGTCAGTGCCTTGTATGCTTCCAGTTTGGCCGGAACCATCTCCTTCTCCAGGTTTCGGCCATTGTCTATGCGACGGCGAATCTCTTCCGCATGACGCTCGCTGATGAACACGATAGTCTCATTTTTCACACCACCATTGGTTCCAAGCAGGCGCTGATATTTCAGGCCATTGATGCTGAACCCTTTGCAAGCTCGGCGGTAGTCCTTCTCTTTGTCGATGATGACGCACAGATAGTCAGGCTTAAACTGGATGTCATCCAGCTTGGAGTATAGTTGCTTGACCGCCTTTCGGTTCTGGACACTATTCGGCTCCTTGCGCAGTCTCCGTATTTCAGCTTTGATTTCCCTGGCTTTGCTTTCAGCATCGGTAATACCGTTCAGCTCGTCCAGCCAGCGAAGTACCTGACTGTCGGCCAGCGAAATGACCTCATCGTTCCTGCGGGCCTCAGCGATGGGCAGCGTGAGCCGCCATTTAGCCTTCCGCAGCCTGCTGCTATGCAGCTTGAATATGTACTTCTGACATACTAACTGTTTAGCCAGTATCGTTCACCTCTCTTGTTGATTATTTAATTATGTTGATATGGTGAAAAATCAAACGTCATCCTCTGACGTATAGCGGAACCATTCCTTGTAGAACTGTCGGCGCTCGTTCTCTATGTATTCGTCCATATTGCCGTTATCGGCCAGCGGAGCAAAATATTCACACACTGTGTTGGCCGGGCACACGTCTCCATGGAGACAATTTTTACAATTTCTATTCAATCGGGCATCCTCCTCGCTTAGTGTTATCAATCCAGTTGATGAGCAGCTCTCTCATGCGGCTGCTCGGCACATATAGGTTAATAGGCTTATCGTCACGGATGGCGCTTCGCCAAATCCATTGGAGCATCTCAGACAGGGCGAAGGCATCCTGGTCAATCTCGATTCCACGGGATGCAAAGAACTTCGTTACATTGGGGTCAGCAAAACGGTTGACCATGTAGGCCACGTCTGTCTTGTCCCTGTACTCGTTCGTTGCTCGGGCGCTTATCTGCAAAAAGTTGTTACGATATCTTCCGCTCTCGGCAATCAGCTTGGACTGCTCCTCTTTGAAGCAAGTCCAGAGCCTGGTTCCACTGTTTCCGCCAGAGCCCTCGAAGAAATTCCGCAGGCCACGCCGAAGCAGTTTGATATCTTTGTCGCTTCTGCCACGGCGAGCATACCAGTTCTTGGATAGCGCATACTTACCGTCCCCCGGTGCATTCAACTGTGGCTTATCCACGATGTTGATTAGATGGCAGTAGTCCAGCGGCGGTGGGGCGTCCGGTTCGTCGGAGAAGTAGTATCCATCCTCATCCCTCTCAACGCCGACAATACGATACTCAAATCCAAAGAAGTCAAGGTATGCCTTCTGATACTGACCATTAAACATATAGGTCAGCATGAACACCTCGTCAAATGCTTGGAGCATATACGGGTTCATGATGTTGAGCAGTGCATTGTCCAGTCGGAACAGTGACCCGGTGTCGGCAGCCTCCTTGAATCCAGAGAACTTACCGGAGTAATCCTTGTCCAGCCACCTAAGCAATCCATCATCCTGCTGTTCGGCGAGATGGCCTACAATTAGGTCAAAGTCCTTTGGAGTGATGTTGAACCGCTCAATGACCTCGATGGTCTCGTCAATGATGAGCGAGTAGTTGTACCGGCGGACGAGTTCAAGAGCCTCCTCGTCCATCAGGTAAAAGAGTGAATGGGTTGCGGCGATGTTGTGGCCTTTCCTCATGTGGGTCTTCAACTCAATAGACTTGCTGAGGTGGTCGCTGTCAGGTTGCTCGAAGTCGCACATCTCACAGATGCGCTCAACCTCTTTGAGATACGGCGTTATGTATAGGAACCGCTTGAGTCCCTTATATCGGTTCATGTAGCGGATGGCGGCGGAGGACTTACCACGCCCCATCCGGGCATCCACTACGGTAATAGGTTTCACGGGGCACCACGCCCTTTCTGTATATTTTTGGCCAGCCGAGCCATTCACAATATTTTCGGCACAAAATCGTGCGAGACCCAAGGATGAACCTGATGTGTTCACCTGTTTTTAACTTGAATTTCTTTGTGAAGTTCTTTCTTTATAAGGCTTGACCTTCAATCCCTTGTGGCACAAGGCTTTCATTTTTCATTTCGGCACAGAGCGTGCCGAGAATGGGGTTTGGAGGGAATCAATCTTCAATTTTCAAGGTGCAGTTGGTGGGGCGTTACCCTACCAGGAAGTCTCCTTCTACGAGGTCGCTATCAACCAGATAGTTGCAGGATACGCTACCGAGGTTCAACCTGCGGTAGGCTTCATCTATCTCCTCGCTGGTGATGCCGATGTAGTCCAGAGTCTGTGCGGCGGAAGAATGGCCGAACATCTTCTGGAGGAGCAGGAGCTTCCGTGGGTCGTTGCCGCTCATGACCATCTGGTGGTAGGCGAACGTCTTACGCAGCGTGTGGGTAGACATTCGGTTGCCAAGTCCGAGGTCACGGGCGATGCCCTTCAGGATGTTGTCAACGCTTCCCCTATGAATGGGCTTGTTCACGCTGGCTCCATTGTTGGACTCGCTGCGGAACATGAAGTCGCTGAGCCGAACGCCTGGGGTGTTCTCCAGATAGAGCGTGACCGCTTCGACAACGGCAGTGTTGACGGTTATGTAACGGTTACGCTTATGCGTCCTGGTGTTCTTGGTCTTCTTCTCCAAAATGGCAAACCTGTCACGGAAGGTGCAATCATCATTGATGATGTGGGTGAACCGGAGGGAGGTGAGGTCGCTCACACGAAGTCCAAAATTGATGCCAACGATGAAGAGCATATTGTCTCTGAACCGCTTCTGGCCAATAAGAAACTGGGAGACACGGATGATGTCCTCCATATCCTTGATGGGCTCGGCGGCGTGCTCGTTGGCAAGCTCATGGGTGACCTCCTCGGTTGCGGGGGCTATGAGACCAGCCTTGAGTTTACGGCAGCTCTTCTGGACGGCGCTGATGTCGATGACACCTGTATTCGTATTAGTGAGATTCAGGTTGATGATTTGCGCCATGGGTGATTCTCCTCTCTGTGTGACCGGCTCGATGTAGATTATTTAATAGAGTTGATTTGATATTATGATTATACTAAAAAACCTTCTTTACTTCAACCCATTCTTATAAACAACCAAGTAAAAATCATAGAGAATCACCATAAAAAGAATACCAAAACAAAAGCCTTGGTGTTAAGCCCTTTACTCTTTTGTCGTGTTCAGCTATTGGACGAAAGCATCCACGCAAAGGGCTTAACCACTATGTCTCCGTTGGACAAAAGATGTCGTCTTAAAGCCTTGTGTATCAACGTGTTCAGAGTGGCTGGATGGGCCGAGGTAAAAATAAAGTGGTGTCAGTTAGATGAAGCGACTACCCCTGTTTGGCTGGGGGCAGGGGGGGCAAAATACCATAACCACGCCCCCAACACGACATAGCGTGAAAATGTCACGTTGACGGACAGGGGGCAGGGGGGGCGGACAGCCAACCGCACAAGGGCAGACAGACCACACGGGGCAAGGGTGACCCCCCTTTGCGATTGGGGGCATACCGTGGGAAAAAATTTAGTGTTGACAAGTGGCCCCGGTTATGCTATTCTATCTGTGCCGGACACGACAGGCGGACACACCAACACCACACACCACACCACACGCCGCCAACGTCAAAAACCTATCCGGCAGAAATGGAGAAACGAACATGAACGCCAACACCAACACCAGCCGCAAGGCAACCCCCGCAACTGACAGCACCGCCGCCCCCGCTTTGACCGCTTTCGAGACGCTTAAGCGCACGTTTGAAACGGCATACGCCGCCGGGGGTGACTACTCCGCCGCCCTTCTGGACTTGTCGCAAGCTATCGCCTATAGCACCCTGAACAAGTGCATTGACCCCCAGCGCAAGACCGCAACGGAACGGGAGACAGTCAGCGACAACGGCCATAGCCCCGCCCTGTTGGAAGTCAAGCGGGGTATCTACTTTGACCGACATTTGTTGGATAACACCGCCGCCAACGCCGACAAGGCCACACGGCACACGTTCACAGCAGACGGTGACCCCGTGACCGTGACCGCCAACCCCTACGCCGCCGCCGCTCTTGCTTCCCTGATTGGGGAAACGCTGTCTGACGGCATGGATTTAGTGAACGCCGCCGCCCTTGCACTGTTGGAACAAGCCGCAGAACACGCCGCCGCCCCCGGTTGGCTTGATGTGCCCTATACTACCCGCAGACTTTCCCGCCGTGTCTATATCCGTTCCACCGACAGCGCCGCATATGCGGACGTGGAGACGACCCCCATCCAAGAGGTATACAGGGAAGTCCGGCAGGCTATCCAGAATAGCCGCGCCGTGCAGACTGACCCCCGGAACGGCTATACATACATTGAGGACTTGACAGCGGACGGCCTGGACACCATTTATTATCGTCTCCAAAAATACGCCGATTTAGGCGGGTATAACGTTGACGGCAATTATACCGCCGACCGGCAGACCGTAGAGGACTACGAAAGCATTTTGGAGCGGCTGGAGCTGTCCGACCGTCAAGCGCAAGTGTTGCGGTTGCGTATGCAGGGCCGGGGCTACAAGGCCATAGGCACCTATTTAGGCGTTGACGTGTCCAACGTCAAACGTACCATGAAACAGGTACAGGCAAAGGCCGCTAAAATCGGATTGAGCGCATAAGGCAGACCGCACAACGGCGGGGGCTACGGCCCCCGCCCTTTTCTTTTCTGGACTTGTCCAGCGTCCCAGACCCCGCCGCAAGGCCGGGTGACCCCCCTTTGCGATTAGGGACGCAGGGACAGGCA